CCTCATATTTGACCCGGAGGGGTATTTTCGGTCGGGATTCGGACCAGGCCACGCGATTCGCACTCGACGCGTTTTCTTGTGTGTTCCTTTCCGCGTCGGGAGGGGTTGCTTGAGTCGCGTGGTCTGACCTGAATCTCGGTCGAACCCCGCCACAACACATCGTATCAGGGGGCAAACTCAATGCCGCGTAAGGCAAAGCCCATCGAAGTACCGAAGAGGCCGCCCCGTTCTCCGGAAGAGGCCGAGGATCGTCTAATCTCCCTGGCAACCACGAGGGCTGAGATGATGCTGGCCGAGGGTACGGCGCCTCCATCGGTTGTGATCCACTATCTAAAACTCGGAACCAGTCGTGAGAAGCTCGAACAGGAGCGACTCCGTGCCGAGAACAAAATGCTCAAGGCCAAAGCCGAAGCACTCGAGGCTTCCGCTAGAGGCGAAGAGGCGTACGCGGAGGTACTCAGAGCGTTCCGTGCTTATTCCGGCGGTGGTGTCGGTGAGGACGTACTCTGAACTGATCGAGCTTCCTGACTGGGACTCGAGACTGCGCTACTTGCAGACCTTCTCGGACCCATACGCACGCACATTCGGCGAGGGGCGCTACCTAAACCAGAGGTTCTATCACTCGCCGGAGTGGAAGAGGTCTCGAGACATCACGATCGCTCGAGACCTGGGCCGAGACTTGGGCATCGAGGGAATGGAGATCCAAGGAAAGCTCCTTGTTCACCACATGAATCCGATGAAGCCCGAGGATCTAATAGACTTCAACCCTGCGGTGCTCGATCCGGAGTACCTCATCACTGTATGCCACGATACACATAACGCTATACACTACGGCTTCGCTCGAGAGAGTGAGCTGATCGAACGTCGAGAGGGCGACACCAAGCTATGGTGAACAAGTATCGAGACGAGCTCTTTCACTACGGCGTTCCGGGAATGAAGTGGGGTCAGCGTAAGACCTACCAGAAGGTCGGTCAACAGACCATCGGCTCGAAGTCCACGGCGCAGATCATCGCCGACAAACGGGCTGCACTTCGCTCGGAAACCCAAGGTCGATTCGCCAAGGCATCCGTCTCGTACTTCGCCAAAATGGCCGGAGTCCAGCGAGGTGCCGCCAACGCGAAGAAGCAACACGACGCCAAGGTCGAGCGAGAGCGGAAGAAGAAAGAACGGGAGCGGATCCGTGCCGAGAAGGCCGCCGCTCGAGAAGCAAGAAAGGCGGCACGAGGAAAGTGACCCGTTACAAGGACGAACTGTTTCACTACAGCACAAAACCTTCCGCTGCGCAGCTCCTTCGCAAGAAGAAGCGCATTTCGGCGGAAGAGGAAACTCAGACCGACGATGAGAAGGCGCCCAAGAAGAAACTTTCCCGTCGTCAGATGCTTCTCCAGGCTCTCCAGAAGAACCCGACGAAGATCGGGACTGATACGGATGAGCCCGAGGAGGACGAAAAAGATGAGTCGGAGCAGGACCTCTCGGCTAAGTACAAGCGCAATAAGCTCTCTTCCAAGAGCGTGAAGGGCAAACCGCGCTTCCCCCTCAAGAAGGCTTCACGCTAATGGCTGATGGGTCGATTCTCCAGACCGTCAAGAAGATGCTCGGCCTCGAGGCATCGTATACGGCATTCGACGACGAGCTCGTCTCGCATATCAACTCAGCGATCTTCGAGTCGGCCCAGCTCGGCCTGCCTCGTTTTTACATCACCGGGCCGACCTCAACGTGGGGCGAATGGCTCGGCGAGGACGAGTTCAAAATCGAGGAGGTCAAGTCTCTGATCTACGCACGCGTTCGACTCGATTTCGACCCACCGAACAACTCGTACGTCACCGAGGCGTTTCAGAAGCGGATCGTCGAATTGCAGTGGCGTATCAACCAGGAGAAAGAATTCTCATGAACAGCTCCATCTCTCGCCCCGAGGATGTCCTTGCGCATCACGGTGTCAAGGGCATGAAGTGGGGTATTCGCCGTTCTCGCAAGAGCAGCGGTCCGAGTCAGACGGGCCCGAAGAAGCAGGAGGCTCGCAAGGCGTCATCTCTGTCCGACGCCGAGCTTCAGCGTCTCGTGAACCGCGCTAACCTAGAGCGCCAGTACAACCAGGCGTACGGTCCTAAGCCCTCTCAGCGAAGTCGGCTCAAGAAGCAGCTAGCATCGCTTCCGGGCGACATCGCCGTGAGCGCCATCCGTAACGTCGGCACGAAGTACGCCACCAATTATCTCGACAGCGCTGTATCCGCAGGAGCCAAGGCGTCCAAGAAGCGGAAGAAGCGGAGCTGAGCTCCTAGATGCTCAGTAATACCGCAACCCCGCGTTATTACGCTGAGTTCCGTGCACGAGTGCTGTCGGGTGAGATCCCGGTATGTCACGAAATCGAACTGGAGATGAATCGGATCGATGACCGTGTTCGTAATCCTAGTTTCTACTATGACGATCTTGCGGTCGAGGGTTTCATCCGCTTCTGCGAATCGGAGATGACTCTCACCGACGGTCAGGATCTGGTCCTTCTGGACTCATTCAAACTGTGGGCCGAGGAGATCTTCGGATGGTGGTATTTCATCGAGCGCTCGGTCTTCGTCCAGAACGAGAACGGCCGCGGAGGACATTTCGAGAAACGCAAAGTCAAGCAGCGCCTCATCAATAAGCAATACATCATTGTTGCTCGAGGCGGAGCCAAGTCTCTGTACGAGACGCTGCTACAAGCGTATTTTCTCACAATCGATACCACCACGACCACGCAGATCACTACCGCCCCGACCATGAAACAGGCCGAGGAGGTCATGCAGCCTCTTAGAACTGCCATGACTAGGAGCAAGGGTCCGCTGTTCTCGTTCCTGACCGACGGCGAGATTCGAAACACATCGGGCTCCAAGGCTGATCGTCAGAAGCTCTGTTCCACCAAGAAGGGAATCCAGAACTTCATGACGAACAGTCTCGTCGAGGTTCGCCCCATGTCCATCGACAAACTTCAGGGGCTCCGACCCAAGCTCTGCACGGTGGACGAGTGGCTCTCCGGCGATATTCGAGAGGATGTCGTAGGCGCTCTCGAGCAGGGAGCATCCAAGGTCAACGACTGGCTTATTGTGGCTGTATCCTCCGAGGGGACGGTCCGAAACGCCAGCGGTGACGACATCAAGATGGAGCTCCTCAAAATCCTCAAAGGCGAATACCGAGACGAGCACACGTCCATATTCTACTACCGTCTTGACGATGTCAAAGAAGTTGGAAATCCGGACATGTGGCCGAAGGCTCAGCCAAACCTCGGCATGACCGTCACATATGACACGTATGCTCGAGACGTTGAGCGTGCCGAGAACGTTCCCTCAGTCCGGAATGATATTCTGGCCAAGAGGTTCGGTCTTCCCATGGAGGGATACACGTACTTCTTCACCTATGACGAGACGATTCCGCATAGGAAGCAGGATTTCTGGCAGTTGCCCTGCGCTATGGGTTGCGACCTATCCCGAGGCGATGACTTCACGGCGTTCACGTTCCTGTTCCCCCTCAGCGGGGATCGTTTCGGCGTCAAGACCCGGTGCTACGTTTCCGAGAAATCCGTCCTGATGCTACCCGCATCACTGCGACGAAAGTATCAGGAATTTCTCGACGAGGGCTCCCTTCATGTCATGGACGGAACCGTTCTCGACATGATGGAAGTCTACGAGGATCTCGATCGCTATATTCTCGACCAGAATTACGATGTTCGAGCAATGGGGTTCGACCCGTACAACGCTCGAGCGTTCGTGGAGCGCTGGACTCGAGAGAATGGCGAATACGGAGTCGAGAAAGTCGTCCAGGGCGCAAAAACCGAATCCGTGCCTCTCGGAGAGATCAAGAACATGGCGTTCAACCGTCTGCTTCTCTTCGATCAGGCGATCATGCAGTTCACCATGGGGAATTGCATCGCCCTTGAGGATACCAACGGCAACCGCAAACTTTACAAGGATCGCAGAGAGCAGAAGATCGACTCTGTGTCGGCACTACTCGACGCGTGGGTTGCGTACAAAGTCCACAGAGAGATATTCGACTGAAAGGAGGCCGGCGGTGTCATTCGCGTCCAGGCTCAAGCACGCCTACAACGCGTTCACGAATCAGGACAGATCACCGGACTGGAATCTGGGTACTTCCTACGCCAGTCGACCCGATCTCCCTCTCAGCGTGTACAACATGGACTCGTCCATTGTCAACACGCTTTACAACATCATCTCGATCGACGTGGCGGCTACTCCGATACGGCATATTCAGCTGGGCGAGAACGGCCGCTTCGAGTTCGAGCGAGCGTCGTCTCTCAATGACTGTCTCGAGTTCGCGCCGAACAAGGATCAGAGCGGGCGAGCCTTCATTCAGGACATCGTCCACACATGCTTCGAGTACGGTGCAGCGGCCGTGGTACCTGTTGACACGGACCTGAACCCGAGGGAATCGAACACCTTCGAGATCAAGTCCATGCGTGTCGGCTACGTGACGCAGTGGTATCCGGACCATGTCAAGGTACGGCTCTACAACGATCGCAAAGGCGAGCGCGAAGAGCTGATTCTGCCGAAGAGGACTGTGGCCATCATTCAGAACCCGTTCTACGAGGTGATGAACAAGCCGAACTCCACCCTTCAGCGCTTGGCGCAGAAGCTCACCCTTCTGGATGTCGCGGACAAGAGGGCGTACTCGGGCAAGCTAGATATCATCATACAGCTGCCCTACACCATCAAGTCCGAGGGTCTGCAGAAGCGAGCCGACGCCAGACTGAACCAGATTTCGGATCAGCTCACCAAGTCGACATATGGAATCGCCTACGCCGACGGCACGGAGAAGATAACGCAGCTCAACCGCCCGGCCGAGAGCAATCTTCTGGCCCAGATCCAGTATCTGACCAAGGAGCTCTACGCTCGACTCGGCGTCACCGAGAACGTCTTCAACGGAACGGCCAAGGAAGAGGAACTCGCGCAGTACTGGAACCGAACGGTTGAACCGATGCTCGACGCAATTTCGATCGCGTTCACCCAGACCTTCCTCACCAAGACCGCCAGAACACAGGGACAGCGAGTCAAGTACTTGAAGGATCCGTTCCGCCAGGTACCGCCGTCCAAGATGATCTCGGCGCTCGACACACTCCTTCGAGACGAGGTCATCTCGTCCAACGAAGGCCGTTCGTACCTGTCTCTTCCGCCCGCTCCTGACGACGGTGCGGATGCCCTGCAGAATGCGAACATCAACCCGTCCGCCAGCACGGCGTTGGACGCATTGCCGTCTCAGGCCACGCCGGCCCAGGACGATTACGACACTGAACCTACGGACGGAGGTCAAAATGGCGTATGACTTCAGCGGGTACGCCACAAAGAACGACCTGACCTGCTCAGACGGTCGGATCATTCGCCGCGACGCCTTCCGTGACAACGACGGAGCCACCGTCCCGCTTGTGTGGCAGCACGGTCACAACGACCCTGCGAACGTCATTGGACACGCGAAGCTCGAGAATCGCAAGGACGGCGTGTACGCCTACTGCTCCTTCAACAAGACCGACGCGGCTGATACTAGTCGCGAGCTGGTTGAGAACGGAGACGTGGACTCGCTGTCGATCTATGCCAACCGCCTGTCCCACTCCGGACCTAGCGTGACGCATGGAAACATCGTTGAGGTCTCGCTCGTGCTTTCTGGCGCGAACCCAGGGGCGCTCATCGACAACGTGGCCATTCAGCACTCCGACGGATCCTACGAGGACGCCGAGGATGAGGCCATCATCTACACCGGCACTACCCTCTCGCACTCGGACGAAGAGTCAGAGGACGAAGAGGATACCGAAGAGGAAGAGGATACCGACGTGGCCGACGAGGAGTTCGACGTCAACGAGTTCGTTGACTCCCTCACCGACGAGCAGGTTGACACTCTGTACGATTTCATCCAGTCCCTCCAGGACGAGGATGACGACAATGACAACGACGAGGCCGAGCACGGTTTCGGCAAGGAGGATGTTCTGGTGCACTCCAACATCTTTGAGGGTTCAGACGAGCCGGTCTACGGTGAGGTTCTGTCCCACTCCCAGATTCAGGAGATCTTCGAGGACGCTGCCCGACCGGGCATGACGCTCAAGACTTCATTCCTGGCTCACGCTCAGGACTACGGCATCAAGGAGCCGGAGAAGCTGTTCCCCGACGCCACGCTGGTGGACAAGGAGCCCCAGCGCGTCATGCGCGAGAACAGCTGGGTCTCCAAGGTTCTCAACAGCTGCAAGCACACGCCGTTCTCCCGGGTTAAGACTCAGTGGTCCGACCTCACCCCCGACGCTCTGCGAGCCAAGGGATACGTGAAGGCCAGCCGCAAGAAGGACGTCGTCTACGAGGTGGCCAACCGCACCACCACGCCGACCACGATCTACAACAAGACTCGTATGGACCGCGACGACATCCTGGACATCACGTCCTTCGACGTTGTCGCCTGGATGAAGCAGAACCTGCGTCTCGCTCTTGACGAGGAGCTGGCTCGCGCTATCCTGATCGGCGATGGCCGCGACGTGTCTTCCCCGGACAAGGTCAAGGAGGCCAACATCCGTCCGATCTGGAAGGATGATGAGCTCTTCGCCCACAAGGTTACTCTCGATGCCGCTTCGGATCAGTACGCCGTCATCGACGCCGTTCGCCGTGCCAGGAAGAACTACAAGGGTTCCGGATCCCCGGTTCTCTACACCACCAACGAGTTCGTCTGCAACCTGCTCGAGCTCCGCGACAAGAACAACCGGTACGTCTTCCAGACCCCGCAGAACATCGCCACCAGCCTGAACGTCTCCGACCTGGTTGAGGTCGAGGTCATGGAGGGCGCCGAGCGTGACGAGGGCGGCAAGCGTAAGCTGCTCGGCATCATTGTCAACCTGACCGACTACACTCTGGGGGCTGACAAGGGCGGAGAGGTCAACTTCTTCGACGACTTCGACCTGGACCTGAACCAGCAGAAGTACCTGCTGGAGACTCGCTGCTCCGGCGCGCTGACCAAGTACAAGAGCGCTCTGGTCATCGAGCAGAAGACGGCCTGATTCGTCAAAATGGCTAAGTTCTTCGGAAAGATCGGTTACGGCGAGTCCGTACAAGTCAAGCCCGGGGTTTGGCAGGACAAGATCACCGAGAGGTCGTACTACGGCGACGTCACGCGAATGATGAAGCAGTATGTCTCGACTGACAAGGTGATTCCGGATCTCCGCACGAATAATCAGATCCGCATTCTCGCGGACGCGTTCGCTCTGGAGAACTTCACGGCCATCAAGTACGTGGAATGGATGGGGGCGCGCTGGTCCGTCAGCAATGTCGAGGTCGCACGCCCCCGTCTAGTCCTCGACCTCGGAGGTGTGTACAATGGGCCGACTGCAACTCCATGAGTCTTTGGTTGGGGCCCTTGGTTCGGACCATGTGTACTACCAGCCACCGGAATCGGTAAAGCTCGTCTACCCGTGCATCGTCTATCAGCGCAACAACGCTTCCCCGTATTACGCCGATAACATGCTGTGGCGGAACTTGATCGGATATCAGGTCACGGTCATCGATCGTGATCCGGATAGTCCCGTGAACGACAAGGTGGCAGCAATACCGACGGCTCGATTCAGCCGCTTCTTCGCGACTGAGGGCCTCAACCACAATGTGTTCACCATCTACGCTTAGGAGGATGCAGCATGGCTGCTCTCACCTGGGACCAGGATGGCGCTCGCGTCTACGAGACTGGTGTTGACCACGGCGCTCTGTACGTCGTGGACTCGAGCACCGGCAAGTACGGCAAGGGCGTGGCCTGGAACGGTCTCACCAAGGTCACCGAGACCCCGTCAGGCGCCGACATCTCCGATGTCTACGCGGACAACATCAAGTATCTCTCCCTCCAGGCCGCTGAGACCTTCGAGGGCACCATCGAGGCCTACACGTTCCCCGACGAGTTCATGGTCTGTGATGGCACCGAGGCTGCCGAGGCCGGAGTATACCTCGGCCAGCAGGCTCGTGCGAAGTTCGGTATCGCCTACCGGACCATCAAGGGCAACGACGTCAAGGGTAACGCGTTCGGCGAGAAGATCCACGTTCTCTATGGTCTGACCGCTCAGCCTTCGGAGCGCCCTTACAGCACGATCAACGACTCTCCCGAGGCCATCAGCTTCTCCTGGAGCGTCAAGTCGACTCCTGCCGCGGTCACGGGTCACAAGCCTGTTTCCGTCATCACTATCGACAGCACTGTGCTCACCAGCGCGAAGTACAAGGCCGCCACGGAGACGCTGTTCGGTAAGTCCGACGCAGATCCTAAACTCCCCACACCGGACGAGCTCATCGCCATCATCAAGACTGCTGCCTGAGATACGCCTGCGCCCTCGGTCGACCACCAAATCCCGAGGGCGCAGCGCCTCGATAGGAACACACATGCTTACACTTCATATCCAAGGGGAGGAGAAGTACGACGATGTGCGCAATCTCTTCATTCCGGGAATCGTCACCGAGCTGAAGCTCGAACACAGTCTTCTGTCTCTGTCAAAATGGGAATCGATCTGGAAAGTGCCGTTCCTCGGTAATCAAGAACGCACTGCCGAGCAGTCACTCAGTTACATCAATTGTATGACGATCGGAAGGGTCAACCCTCTGGCGTACTCTCATCTCACACCCGAGCATGCCCAGAAGGTTGCCGACTACATCAATGACCCGATGACAGCGACGACATTCCGAGATCACGGTCCGGGATCACGAGAGATCATCACTTCGGAACTGATCTACTACTGGATGGCCACTTTCTCCATTCCGTTCGAATGCGAGAAGTGGCATCTGAACCGCCTCATGACTCTGATCCGTGTCTGCGGCGAGAAGAACAAGGATCCCAAGAAGATGAGCCGGGCCGAGATAGCTCGTCAGAACCGTTCGCTTAATGCGGCCCGTAGAGCGAAGATGGGAAGCAAGGGATGATCACAGGAACCATCTCCGGAAAGTCCAATCCGGGTTCCACCGTCGTTGTGGACGTGGTTAACGGGTCTTCTACCTCTCTCACCACGATCGATGGAAACATCAATATCAAGGCAGTGGGATCCGAGGGCGCTTACACCCGAATCTACGTCTACTACACGGATAATACGAGCGCGAAGTACAACGGAACCCTAAGCGAGAAGCGACCTATTTCGTTCAACGCGACCAAGAACACCGGAGGTGGCGGCAACGGTAATGTCCTCATCCTGCCGGTCGGCGGCGAGGTTCCGTCTGGGACGCCGTCGAACACGGTGGTCGTGCGTAGGACCGTCTGATGGCAATGCGAATCCGCGGATCCGTTAACAGCTCGGATCCGACGAAGCCGCTCAGTTACATGGGGGCGTTCAAATCCGGCGACTGGGGACTCCTCGTCGTGGCCGGACAGTTCGGAACGCAGGGGGATGCCACTCCTACGGGATGGACCGGCATTTACGACTCGGACAAGAATGGCGAGAATTGGATTCGCTCAACCACAGTAGCCGTGCATAAGGCCCAGTTGGGGACCGAATTCCGCAACATCAACTGGGGGTCCAAGAACGCCGAGTACAAAGGGCGCCAGTGCGCGTATCTCGTCGTGATCGACGGGTCCACCATCGACGATATGAAGCTCGAGGCGATCCACAGCACTGAGAACGCGCAGCTCGTAAGTGACGTTCCATGCTTCGGTATCATGACGATGCACGCCACGGCTGCCGAGGACATCATCACTTTCCCCGCCACTACGACCATCGTCACGAATGGCGCTTGGGGGAAGAAGACTGACGCGAGTTGGAGTTCGATCGCGGTTAACTACGCCACGGCTCCATTCACTGCGCCGGCAGGCGGAACCGTCGCTAAGAGTCGCACATTCGTCAAGGTCACGGAGCACGTCGAGCAGGCGAGCGAAGACCCGACGATGGCTAACGGTACGCGAGTGGAGTACTTCGTCTGGTCCGGCACCGAGGCGATCTCGTGTGTTAGCATGAAGGCGATCCCTTACGGATCTCGCTCTGTCGAGGAGATGCTCAAGACCCCGAAGTTCTTCGTAGCCCATCGAGGCGGATCCGCATCCTGGCCGGAGCATACTGAACGTGCGTATTCTCAGTGTCCGATATTCAAGTGCCACGGCCTCGAGATGAGTTGCGGACAGTCGAGCGACGGCGTGTGGTTCGGGTGCCACGACCAGTCGCTTTCGCGTCTTGTTCCGACGCTCACTAAGCCTGTGGACCAGTATACGTGGGACGAGATCAGAGCCGCTGCTTCTCAGACCGAGTACATGCCCGCCAGACTCGACTGGTTGATCGAGCATTACATCGACAGTCACGTTCTCGTGGTCGACCCGAAATACAAGACCGGAAAGTGGGAAGAATTCCTGGCGGTCTTCAAGGGCCTGGAGGACAAGATCATCTTCAAGGCATACGGCGACACGCAATGGGCGTTCGACCCGATTCGCGCCAAAGGCGTGAAGACGTGGGGGTATGCTTACGCCGGCGACAAAGACAAACCCTGGTATGCGAACTGGGCCGCGGGAAAGACCTGCGATGTTCTCAGTATGGAGTACACCGCGCCGCAGGATATCTGGACCGCACTCAAAGCCTCAGGCAAACCGCTGGTCTCACACATTCCTTCTGTTCCCGAATCTGTCAAAATGGGTTGGGACAAGGGGGCAGACGGTACAATCTGCTCAAACCCAAAGGCGTGCATGCCAACGTGTGCGTGAGAGGAGGATGGATTGACTGTAGCTTCGTACGCTGCTAGCTGTGCTAGGTACTATGCTGATGACGCGAACATCGGATACAGTCAGCCGGAACGATGGACCTTCTACGACCAGTCTGACTGGGACGGATGGTTCCACGGAATCGCGGCCAACGCGGATTGCTCGGCGCTTGTCGCGGGATGCTACAACCTGGCTGCCCACCACGAGTGGGGCGAGCCTTTCACCGCGGGATACTTCCCGAAGTCGACCTGGACCGGATCCCTTCGTGAGGAGTGCGCTCAGCGCAACTTCGCGGATATTTCAGACTCGTGGAACGGTAACGAGCCTGACGGCGGCTTCGAGGTTGGCGACATCGTCCTGAGCGAGGCTGCCTCCGGAGGCCGTGGACACGTGGCCATCGTGACTCAGACTGGCCCGACGGTCCTCGCCGAGGCCTGGATTGCGGAAGACGGCTCTATCGACGGTTACGCTGGTGACCAGACTGGCGGCGAGGTTCGTACGATCCTCTACAATGACCACCCGTATACCAACGGGGACGCCTGGACCCACTGCCTTCGCCGCAGGGACAATCACGTCTCCGTGGACGATGGCACGAGTTCTAGCTCTTCGTCCTCAAGCAGTTCCGGTCCTTCAGCCACGAGTATCCAGGATGCAGTACTGCAGGCCGCCGACAATGTCGGTTGCCCGTGGTGGGCGGCCCTTGCCTGCTTGTGGATGGAAACCGGTTTCGAAGGGGCGAACATCTACGGTAACGACGCTGGCGGCGCCTGTTCCGGATGGGGAGATGTCACGAAGGAGAACTTCGAGAACGACTTCTGGCCCGTCGTTTCGAACTGGGGCACATCCAACGGTGTCGGCCCTCTGCAGGTGACTTACAACGGCTACTTCATTCAGGATCCGAACCGTGCCTGGTGGGATCCGGAGAAGAGCGCGGAAGTCGGTTGCGCAATTCTGCGTGATCTGATCGCTTACGAAGGTGATTCATACGAGGACCTTCGTCGAGTCGGGTCTCGCTACAACAGCGGAAATGCTTCTGGTGCTTACGACTCCTACGGCGTTCCGTTCTCACAGCACTGCGAATGGTGGTACAATCACGGCCGTCCTTCGGGCGGCGGAGAGGAGTCATGGATGAGTGAGGGTGTCGACATTCTCAAGGAGATGAACGCTCGACTGATCGAGATCTCGGACCAGACCGGTTCCGGCATCGCGGGTCGTCGTTTCGACGGTCCCCTGGTCGGTTGGTTCAAGACCGTGAGCGGCCAGCTCTCCACCCTGAACGACAAGGTCGACGCGTTGTCGGCCAAGCTCGACCAGAAGTGATCTGAGGAGGTCCAGCCATGCCTACGGGCAAGTTCAGCGGGCGTTTTCCCGCATGGTCCGTCGTCCAGGTGGACTGCCTCGACGGTGACACATTCGTCAAGTTCGTGGACGGCACCGGGCGTCTGACCGGTCAGGTCGATTACCGCGAGAAGCTAGACGCTCGCGTTTGGTGTCACGTCGGCATGGCTGAGGCCTATCGCCTCGTTACGCTCGACTCGTCCATGGTCACGGATGTGTCCCTGGATGTGCCGGGCGCTAACGGCGGCGACACGAAAGAGCTCGAGCGACAGATAGACTTACTGGCCCAGGACGTTTCGCCGTTCGTCAAAGGGCACAGGTACTACAGCCCGGTCACCTACTTCTGGCCGGACTACTACAACGGCGCTACGTCAAAATGGAATAGAACTCTCGGATACGGCTCGTCTCTTGGTGTTGTCATCATGAACCGGAACAGCGGAGACTGGGAAACGTTCGACGCCGACTTTCAGAAGCAGGCGGCTAGAGCGCTTTCCGCCGGAGCTAAGCGCTGTGTCTTCTATGTCAAGACTCAATACGGCGTTGCCGAGCTTCCAAAAGACGACCCTGCTCGCGCAGGAGTACCCGACGTTGACAAGTACACCCAGGACTACATCCTCCAGCAGATCGCCTGGGCGAAGAAGAACTACCCGAATGAATGTCAGGGGGTCTTCCTCGACGAGGTGGTCAACGGCTGGGGTGCACAGGCACACAGACTCGACTGGTATAGGCGTCTGTTCAAGAGAATTCGCGACCTTTACGGCAAGCAGTTCCTCATCGTCATCAATACCGGGTCGAACATCGCTGACGACTTCGTCAGTGCGGATTTCGACATCTGCATGTGCTTCGAGGAGAGGGCGGAGACCTACCTCAAGAACGATGCGACGAAGCCCGTCATGACCGACAGGATGATGCAGGAGCCGGCCACTCGCTGGTGGCACGTTATCCACGACGTCACTAAGGGCAACTATCAGAAGGTCGTGAACCAGGCGGCGTCTCTCGACGTGGCACACCTCTACATCACCGACGGCCAGCTTGTCAAGGGTGAAGGCGGTCAGTGGAAGCCCGAGGTTAATCCGTATCAGAACCCTCCGAGTGAATGGCTTATGCCTCTCACTATCGCATGGGTCAACGGCTACCTTGACATCCTTAATCGGGTTATAGCTCTGGAGGCCAAGCAGAAGTGAGCGTCTCGCTCTCGCTCGACGGAAAGTTCGTCAAGACCGAGGAGTGGCTCACCAAGCTCAAAGAGCAGGAGTACCTCGACGTACTCAAGGACTGTGGTCAGCGGGGTGTGGACGCATTGAGCGATGCCACCCCCGTTGACACGGGCCTCACCTCGCAATCCTGGACCTATAACATCGAAAAAGGGTCCGGTGTCGGCCGTATCGTGTGGTCGAATACTCACGTAGTCAACGGCGTCAACATCGCCGTGATTCTTCAGTACGGACATGGCACAGGAACAGGTGGCTATGTCCAGGGCAGGGATTATATTAATCCGGCCATGAAACCCATATTCGACGAGATCGAGCAGAGAGTGCTCAAGGTGGTGAATTCCGTATGAGTACCATTGAGGATAAAGTCGTATCCCTCAAGTTCGACAACAAGCAGTTCCAGTCAGGAGTTGCGGAGTCTCTCCAGTCCGTTGAGAAGCTAAACACGGGCTTGAAGATGGAGGGCGCAACCCAGGGGCTCGACAACGTCGCGAATTCTGCAAGACGTCTGACATTCGGTGAGGCCATCAGCGGCGCCGGGAACCTGATCTCGAACATGAGCGTTCTCGGGGTATCCGGCATCGCAGCACTTGGGGGCATTGCCTCGAAAGCCGTCTCTGTCGGAGCGGACTTGATCAAGTCCCTCTCGATCGAACCGGCTCTCGACGGTTTCCAAGAGTACGAGATGCAGCTCAACTCGGTTCAGACGATTCTCGCCAACACAGCGAGCAAGGGCGAGGACATCAACAGTGTCAACGCCGCCCTGGACGAGTTGAACACGTACGCGGACCAGACCATCTACAACTTCTCCGAGATGACTCGGAACATCGGCACCTTCACGGCAGCCGGTGTGGGTTTGAAGGACTCGGTGTCCGCTATTAAGGGTCTGAGCAACCTTGCGGCCGCCTCCGGCTCGACCAGCGCTCAGGCGTCAACGGCCATGTATCAGCTCTCTCAGGCTATCGCCACCGGCACGGTTCGACTCATGGACTGGAACTCGGTGGTAAACGCCGGGATGGGCGGTGAGCAGTTCCAGGAGGCCTTGAAGCGCACTGCTCGAATTCACGGCGAGGCGGTGGACGAGGCCATCGCAAAGGAGGGGTCCTTCCGCGACTCCTTGCAGGACGGATGGCTCACATCCGAGGTTATGCTCGAGACATTGAGTCTGATGACCGGCGACTACTCCGAGGAAGCCATCCGCGCGATGGGGTATACCGAGGAGGAGACCCAGGCGATTATGGAGTTCGCGGAGACCGCCAAAGGTGCCGCGACCCACATCAAGACCTTCTCGCAGCTTGTCGGAACAGTCAAAGAGGAACTGGGCTCCGGGTGGGCTACCACTTGGAGAATCGTTATCGGCGACTTCGAAGAAGCCGAGCAGCTTTGGACCAGTATCGGAAACGTCATCACGTCCAAGATCTCCGATATTTCCAGCGCCAGGAACAAGATGCTTCTGGAATGGAAGGAGCTGGGCGGTCGAGACGAACTCCTGCGCGGCCTGAAGAACTCCTTCGAGGCGCTGATCAAGCCTATTCAGGCTATCGGTAACGCCTTCGGGAGAGTGTTCTCCGGACCGTCGGCTCAGGGGCTGTACAACGTCACGAAAGCCTTTGCGGACTTCACGGCCACGCTTGTCATGAACGATCGGACGATGGAGGTCATCACCTCTGCGTTCGAGGCTCTGTTCAGCGCCGCCAAGCTGGGCCTTGACATATTCGTCGACCTGGCGAAGATCGTCGGCTCAGTCCTCTTCGGGGCATTCCACATCCTCACGACCGTTCTCGGTATAGCGATACGGTCTACCGGGGGTCTTGTCGGCGTCATCCGTGACGCTGTGAACTGGGTTCGAAACTGGTACGAGTCTCTCAATCTGTCCGAGCGCGTGATCACTGCGATCACCAATGCCTCGAACAAGATGGCGGACGCCATGGCTCGCACAGTCACCTGGACCAGGCAGCTCGTCGCCGGATTCAAAAAGGGTTTCAATTCGGAATACGCCTCCACATGGGATCGTCTCACGGATGCCGTCGAGCGACTGTGGAAGGCGATGAAGATCGCGGGTGACGTTATCAAAGACGTGATCCTGGAGCCTTTCAGGCAGCTCAAGAATGACAGCGGCCCTGTTGGCGATGCGGTGAACGCCGTTGGAACAGCTGTGGGCGCTGCTGGATCCGCCGCGGAGAAGGCGGGCGGGTGGTTCGTACAGCTCAAGGATAAGATCGTCGCGTTCTTCCGTGGAGCGGACGAGAATTCCGAGGGGTGGGGCAAGTCGTTCGCCGACAAGCTCATTCCTCTGACGGACAAGCTCATCGACAATATCGATCATCTCTCCGACCGCACCATGGTGTGGGGCAACACGATTGCGAACTGGGTCTCGCCGCGCGCTCAGGCATTGGCCAAACACGTTGACGAGCTCAGGTCAAAATGGAGTGATTTCAAAGAGAGTCTTGGAGACGTCGACTTCTCGTGGACCGATAAACTGAAGTCCGCGGTCGCTGCCGTCGGCTCCGGAATCGGCAACGTGTTCTCCGGCATGAAGTCAGGGAGCATCGACTGGTCTCCGTTCACCAAAGCGTGGAATGATCTTAAAGAGATCGTCTCGCATTACACGGAGCGGGTGAGAGGCGCCATTTCAGTGACGTCTCAGTTCGTCAAGAATCTGGATCTGGGAAGTACAGTCTCCTCCGGGTGGTCGAACTTCCTCGACCTGCTGAAGAACCTCGGAGAGTTCGCGGTATTCGTCGGCGGCAAGATCAAGAGCGCACTCGAACCGATCTTCGGCGGAATTCTCAATCAGTTCAAGAACGGCGATTGGCAGGGGCTCTTCGATAACCTTGTGAAGGGCGGTGCCCTGGCCACATTCGTCGTACTTGCCAAGAAGGTGACAGACACCCTCAAGGCCATGAAGGAGACGTTCGAGGGCTGGGCTGGAATCGGTGACAGCGTCAAGGGCGTCATCGACGGATACGCTGAGAGCATGGAAGCGGCCACCGGTAAGGTGAAGGCGGAAACGCTACTCATATACGCTGCGGCTATCGGTGTCCTGGCAGCATCCTTGTGGATCCTTGCTCAGGTTCCCGCGGAAAGCGTCATGGCCTCCGGAATCGCCATCGGCGTGGCGTTCACAGCCATTACCAAGGCCATGGAGAAGATGAACGACTCCATGAGCGCCGTCTCGTCGGGCAAGATGATCGTTCAGGCAGCGGGGTTGATCCTGGTCTGTACGAGTATCATCATCCTCGGACACGCCATGAAGAATGTTGCTTCTCTCGGCTGGGGCGGAATCATTAAAGGCCTCGTGGGTGTCGGGGCGGCTATCGGCATGCTGGTTGTCCTGGCGAACACCATGGGATCTCCGCGTCAGCAGACGAAGTTCATCTCGTTCGGGCTGGCTATGAACCTCATGGCCGCGGCAACGCTCGTCATGACCAATGTTGTCAAGAATCTTGGGGAGATGGACACCGGGAGCCTCATTCAGGGCGAACTGGCTATGGCGGCGCTACTCGTCATCGTCGGAATCTACGCTGAGATCTCTAACAAGAAGGTCAGCATCGGTTCGGCCTTGGCGTTCCTGGCGATTGCCTACGTCTTGAAGCAGCTGAGCGGTATTATTTCGGAATTCGCAGCAATGCCGTGGTCCGATTACCTCAAGGGCGTCGTAATGATGGGGCTGGTTCTCGCTGGACTCATCGTTGCAATGAACTTCAGCGACTCCAACATCACCGGCGCAGCCACGTTGATGATTGCGGTCCTCGCCGTCAAATTGGCAGCTTCCGAGATAGCCAACATCGCCTCCATGGATTGGGGGACCTATCTCAAGGGCGTCACCATGATGGGACTGGTGCTCGCAGCTTTGGTTATCGCCACCACTCTCGCGGACGGCGGGATCCTTGGAGCTGCTGGCATTATTCTGACGGCCCTGGCAATCCAAATCCTGGTCCCAGCACTCCAAGCACTGGCCGACATGTCATGGGCTGAGTTGCTGGAGGGGCTTACGGGTCTTGGTCTGGCTTTGGCCGTTGTGGTCGTCGCGGGGTACGCAGCTACCGGTGCGGCTATCGGACTCCTGGCTCTAGGCGTGGCTATCGGACTTATAGGTGCTGGCGTCGGCCTGGCGGCCATCGGTCTAGCAGCGTTCATCGAGGCGCTCACGGGCCTGTTGTCCCTCGGTGGTCAGAGTGTCGAACTCTTCCTGCAACTGTGTCAGGGCCTGATCGACATGTTGCCCTCGCTCGGTACGAACGCCGCGCAGGCGCTGATCAACTTCTGCCAGGTCTTGGTCGACAATCAGCAGACGGTCGTCGACACGATCACTTTGCTGATGACGGCGATCGCTCAGGCGGCCATCAACTCGGCCCCGACCATCGTTGAGGCATTTGGAGTCATCACTATGGCTATCCTCAACAAGTTCGTTGAGCTAACGCCGCAAGTGACACAGGCCGCATTCGATATGATCATCGGGTTCATTGATACCTGTACGGCGAACATGCCGACATTGGTGGCCTCTGGGGGCAACCTGATTCTATCCTTCTTGCAAGGACTGAACGACTGGATTCCGACGATTGCCGACGCTGCCACTACCGCCATCGTGACCTTCATCACGGCCATCGGCGACAACTCACCCAGGGTGGTTAACGCCGCGTTCGACACCGCGATCAAGTTCATCAACGGTCTTGCGGACTCTATTCGCAACAACAAAGATCGTTTGTATGACGCGTGCGGGAACCTGGTCGATGCCATCAAGGGCTTCATCATGGAGGGTATCGAGCGAATCAAGAGCCGCATCAAGTCGAAGGCGGAAGAACTGGGTAGTCACCTGGTCGACGGTATCAAGAATGCCATTCGAAACGGGATTTCGGGAGTCGTCAACCAGATCAGGGACTTGGCCAACCGGGCCATCGCCAAGGCGAAGGATTTCTTCGGAATTCACTCGCCTTCCAGGGTCTTCTACGAGATCGGCCAGTACAATATTCAGGGTCTGGCTAACGGTCTCAGGGACTCCGGTGAGGCGATCGGCGCTATTTCCGACCTGAGCGACACTCTGACCGGGTCGATGAAAGCTGCTATGGACAGTCTTGACTACTCGAGTTACCTCGACGAGTCAACCATGAGTCCAGAGATCAAACCGGTGATGAACCTGGATAACATCACCGAGGGCGTCGACCAGATGCAGAAGCTCCTGAATCAGGACAGTCTCGTGGCGCCGGTAACGGCGCAAATGGCTTCGCAGGCGGCCGCACAGCCTGCAGTCACTGCCCAGCCGCAGCCTCAGGCTACAGGCGATAGGCCGTTCGGAGACGCGCAGTCTGTCGTGTTCAACCAGTACAACACGTCTCCTCGAGAGCTGTCGACAGCGGAGATCTATCGACAGACACACAACCAACTGAGTCAGGTAAGGGAGGCCATGTATCAGCTATGATCCGCACCATCGTCCTCACCAATCCCGGTGGCGAGACGTTGGCGCTTGATCTCTTCGAGCCGTGGAATACCGGGATCGCCGTAAAGAACGTCGACGGTCTCGGCCCCGGCAAGGCCGATATCAACACTACCGACCTTGCCCTCACCGACTCAGCTCTCTTCAACGGTTCCAGGGTGCAGAAGCGTACTATCTCTCTCACCCTGGTTCCGATGGAGACCACCACGCAGGACGTGGAGCAGTCCAGGCAGAAGATCTATCGGTTCTGCCAGATCAAGCAGCCCGTACGAATCACCGTGTATGCCGACCATCGTCAGGTCTATACCGACGGATATGTCGAGTCCTCGGAGCCCGACATCTGGTCCAATCTAGAATCCCACAAAATCTCAATCCTATGTCCTTACGGCTATTGGTATGATAACCGCGATGATGCTTCGGATCTTATAAACTTCGACGTTGAGGAACCCTCGTTCGAGTTCTCCTGGGAGGACCCTCTCACCGATTCCCCCACACTGGAGTTCTCACGCACCCTGTCCGACAAGACGGCTGTGGTGAACTACGAGGGCGATGTCGAGGCGGGTTTCCTTCTGCGTATCAAGATACTCAAGGCTAATCCACTTCCGATCACCTTGACCGAGACGGTCTGGCAGCAGACGATGAAGCTCACGGGCAAGTGGACCCCATCCGCCACAGCGTATCAGCCATCTGTCGGAGACACCATCGAAGTGGACACGCGTGTCGGTCGAAAAGGAATCTATCTGGAGAAACCGAACGGCACTCGTTACAAGGGAATGTACTTCCTGGACTTCAACTCCGACTGGCTGCTCATGCATCCTGGACGAAACGAATTCCACTATGCAATGTCCGATAAGACGGCTGTGGATATTCGGTTTACCACAGACATCACGTATCAGGGGGTGTAAATGTATCTGGCCGTACTCGACGAGTCCTGCAACCTCACGCATCTCGTTGATGACTATATTTCGGTCGTGTGGACAGAGCGATTCCATGGCTACGGCGATTTCAAACTGGTCGTGCCCGGAACGTACGCCAACCTTCAGGAGTATCAGCTGGATTACTACTTGTTCACCAAGGATACGAACAAGCTGATGATCATCGAGCAGGTCGAGATGGAGACGCACTACGGCGAGTCCAGCACACTCACGATCACTGGCCGCTCGATCGAGTCCGTCCTCGACAGGCGAGTACTTCACCCATATCCGGTGAATGACTACACCATCTGCGCCAAGCACGAGTCCACTAACGGCATCATCCGAGACGTCGTCAAGGACATGACGAACCTTCTGTTCAAGGTCGACGACTCAAGTCATCCTAGGCATGTACAGGGCTTCCGATGGTACCATCCCTGGGATCTGCCAGCAGATATTCTGCATGGACGCGATGGAAACGCCATGGATATAGGGTCGATGCGGCTCGGGTCCAACGAAGCCATCAGGACGTCCTCCGGATCTCACGTCGAGAATGCGGGGGTCTACGGTGAGGCCACTTGGGACCAGTACATCATGCAAGGCTCGTGGTACACCTTGATGCAGGATATCACGGACCTCAACATGAGCGGATGGGCGATCGAGTTCGCTGACAACAATCCTTGGTACTGGTACGGATATGCATATCTCGGAATCAACCGAACGGATTCGCAGAACACGAACCCTCCAGTGACGTTCTCGCCCTCGTTCGAGAACCTGTCCAAAGGCACATATCTCAAGTCCAAGGTTGGAACTCGAACGAAAATCTTCTCCGGACTCCAGCAGGTGCATGTCACCTCTGGTATGGAGCAGGAGTACATGTGGCAGACGGACGTCAACATCCAAAACGAGTCCGTGGTCGTCGGCACCAATGGTCTCGGCCTGAGAGAGGGATATCTCGAGAATCCAGGGGTTATGACGCATAACGGCTACCTGGCCACGAGTGCGAACTCCGCGAGAACCGGAAACACGGGAGTGGACCCAGAGGCCGCCAGACGGCAGCTGAAGGACAAGTGCAACACAGAACTGTGGAAGCATATGCCTATTCAGATGTACGAAGGCGTTGCCGCAGTCAACTCGATCTACAAGTATCGCGAGGACTTCTTCCTGGGTGACTTCGTGCAGATTGAGAACGAGTACGGCCAGAAGGACGTCGCCCGGGTGACCGAGTACGTTCGTTCATCAGACGTCAACGGGGACACCTTCTACCCCACGTTCTCGTCTTTGTCAGATCTACAGAAGAGTAAGCCGGGGTTGAACATCAAATGACGCTTACCAGTGGTTTCTACTCCTCGAAGGACGGAGACCGCAAGTATTCAGCAGAACAGATGGGTGAGCTCTTCGACGGCCTCATCCATTACGGCATCTACCAATCATACGGCCAGGCCCTGGGAGTCACGGAGATCAGCGGGAAGTGGGCTGTTCGCATAGGCACGGGTCGCGCATTCCTCAACAAGACTTGGGTGAATAACGACACTCCTTACGACCTTCCGCTCGAGCAGCCGGACGTCACCCATCCTCGCTGGGACTTGGTCTGCTTGCGCATCAACAGAGACCCGTCGGTAAGGGCCGCTTCGTTCGCCGTCTACAAAGGCGTGTCCAGCAGCAATCCGCAGGTCCCGAACGTGCGAAACACGGACCTCGACAAGTGGTATCCCCTGGCGAGGATTCGCACAAGTCCTGGTATGCAACAGGTCACGTACAACCAGATCTGGAACGCTCGAGGTTCGTCCGCTACACCTTGGGTGACCGGCGTCGTCGAGAGTCTAGACGCTTCGACCCTCTATGCTAAGTGGGACGCCCAGTACGAGCAGTGGTCCTCCGAGCAGCAGAAGGCGCAATCTCTGAACTTTCAGAACTGGATGTCAGAGCAGAAAACGGACTACGAGTCCTGGCGCAACACCCTGAAGACCACCCTCGACGGAAACGCTGCGACGAAACTCGCTCAGCGACTGGACAATGTCGAGAAACAGATCTCGTCGTTCACGCAGGGCGTGGCCATCAAGGACGTCCTTCTGGACGCTCAAAACGGCGCGGAGATACAGGACCATGCGGGCAACCCCATCAACGCCCAGCGCCTCTACATGATGGTTTGAGCAGAGGAGTATATTCATGAAGATCTCGGACTATCCCGAGGCCACATACATCGGACAGAACACCGATTACTTCGTCATTCAGAACGGCACTGCCAGTACGAAGAAGATCAACGCGGACTCGTTCCGGTTCTCGATGTTCGACAACGTTCCGATGATGCATCGCGTCCTCGCCAGGGGCTACAACCTCGGTTCGTCGTTCACGAGTCAGCAGCAATCCGCTATTTCCTCGGGTCAGTTCACGAACTTGTGGATCGGCGACTACTGGACTACGGGTGACACGAAGTGGTATATTGTTGATTTCGACTATTGGGGTGCATGCGACCCCTCGATCGGTCGTCACATCGCAGTTATGCCCGACCGCAACACGTCTTCGGCGGTGATGCACAGAGGCGAGTACTGCGGCGGATTCCGCAACAGTGAGCTCTTCGCTGCCCTGAACGATAACCCGAAGACGAACGCTACGAAGGCCTACGGTCTCTTCGGAGAGTCGCATATTCTAGCGCACAACTCCTGGTTCGAGAACCGTTGGGATACGGACACCAGGTACGGCGGCACAGTTCGCGAGGAGGGATACCGCCTCTACGCTCAGGGCGGCGAGGTGTTCAAGATCAAGGTCACGATCCCCACCGAGCAGATGCTGTTCGGCGCGCACATTAAGCAGTCGTTCCAGAACGGCTCCGAGGGCGCATATCGGGCCGAGTGCCGTCAGCTTCGGTATTTCCAGCTGTTCAATCACCAGAACCCGAACGAGGATTTCTGGCTCCGTGACCAGACGTGGGCCAACTACTTCAGCGCCTGGAAGGGAAACCTCGCTCGTGACGAGATCATGACGAGCTCTCTCGGAATCCGGCCGGTTCTGGCCATCGGAGGCTGACACGTGCGCCCAGAGCTCACTATGACATTGACCATCGTGACAAGCGTACTCGCGTCTAGTGGTCTATGGGCCTTCTTGGATCGGAGGGCGGACCGAAAGGACGCTCGAACACAGCTCCTTCTCGGCATCGCGCATAACCAAATAATGGCTCTCGGGACGGCGTATCTGTCTCGAGGATATATCACCATTGACGAGTACGAGGATCTGCAGAAGTACCTGTATTCCCCGTATTCGTCTTTCGGTGGTAACGGCATGGCCGAGAAGGTCATGAAGGAAGTCCAGGAACTTCCTATACATTTCCCGGAGACTCGCAAACACTACAGACCGGAGGACAAGCATGTCTAACTCCACCTACGACAAGGCCAAGTGGGTTGCCCTCACTCTGCTTCCTGCACTGTCGGCCCTCTACGTCGCTCTCGCCGCCTCGCTCGGTTGGGGTCACGTGGATGCGGTTGTCGGGACCATCGCCGCCGTCGACACCTTCCTCGGCACGCTGCTCGGCATCTCGGCCAAGAACTACACCCCGTCCACCGATGGCGTTCTGCATGTCGACCACGGCAAGCAGGAAGTCTACGCCGCTCTTGAGAAGCCGGCGAAGGACCTTGCCGAGAACAAGACCGTCACCCTGGCGGTGAACGAGGTCGCCTGATCGCGTCCTCAACATGTCCTATAATGAGAACCCCATCTGAGAGGACAACCCGAAATGAACACTCCCGAACACAATGCTGAGAACGCCCTGAAGGACGCTTATGCATTCATCGACGGAATGGACCCCGACGCGGAGGCGTACGCGAATGCGCTCGCCAACATCCGTGAACTGGAGGCAATCTGCGCGAAGCATCGAGACGAAACTCGGCGTGCTGAGAAGCACGAGAGCGAACTCGACAAGCAGCGCGCAGTCAAGCTTCCGTCCCCGGACACGATCGTCACATGCGCGACGTCTCTCGTGTCGGTCCTTCTCGTCGTGAAAGCCGAGAGCATCCTGCCGGTTACCAGCAAGGCACTCGGATTGATCACGAAGGTCCGTATCTGACCGTTCAACGTCCCAGAACTCATATTCGAGCAACTCGCAAGAACATGGGTTCTGGGACTTGGATTCTAAAAATTCCCGGGTGGGCAGTCAGGACTCGCAAACTCAACATGCCTCATAATGAGACCCCGACTATTGGAAGGAATACACCATGTCCTACGGCACCAAGCTCAAGGAGATCGCTCTGCACGACTCGCTCGCGGTTTGGCTGTACCTCGACAACCTCGAGAAGACAGCTGATCCCGTGTACGCGAACGCGCTCGAGCGGCTTGCTTACGAGCGGCTTGCTCAGGATCACGTGACCGCCTGAACATATTCATAACTCGACCCACGAACCCCGTAACAAGGGTTCTGGGTTTCCCGTGATACGATAGGAGCACACATGGGTTCTACACTGGTGACGACAGCGTCCAAGTGGATCGTCCGGAACCTCCCGGCCATCCTGACGGGTTCCGCCGTGGCAGGTCTTGGGGGGACCGTGTATCTGGCCGTCAAGGCGGATCGAGAAGTCCAGGCCATCAAGCGTCGGCAGCGCACATTCAGCGAGAAGGATTGGAAGACCAAGTACAATGTCGCCTACAAGCTCTACGTTCCCGCAGCCCTCGCAGGTGCGGCAACAGCGGCGTCCATCGTGGGTGCCTTTGCGATCGGGAATCGTCGTCAAGCCGCAGCAGCCGCAGCCTACGCGTTCACGAAGGAGTCGTACGACCGCTACCGTTCCACGGCACGACAGGAGATTGGCGACGAGCGGGAACGTGAGCTTGCTACTCAAGCTGCTGAGCGAGTGAAGACTCCGGCTACTACGACAGTCGTGGGATCAGGAGATGTCCTGTTCTACGACGGGCACAGTGGTCGCTATTTCCACTCCACGATCGAGACTGTTCGGCAGATCCAGAACAACCTGAACTACCAGCTGCTCAAGGGCGATCTGGTATCTCTGAACGACTTCTACGCAGCTGTCGGTCTTGAGCCGACGGATCTTGGTCAGCAACTGGGCTGGAACGAGCCTAATGCGATCGACATTCGTTTCGGATCCACGATCACGGATGACGGCAAGCCCTGCGTTGTCACGGACTTCCTTCTCGAGCCCACGGAGGCCTGGTTCCGGTTCGCGTGACGAACACGGACTATAACGAGAGAAAGGAACCACCATGACAAGTAGAATCTCATCCGTTGCCGGATTTGTCGCTGATGTCACTGCTAGTGCTGCAGCCGACGCGATTCTGATGTCGTTGTGTCCTCCCGCTGGCACCGCCGTTACGGTGATGCGCCACGTGGGGGTGCACGCGATTTCAGCCGCAGTCGGGTCTGCCACAGGCAAGTCGATCAGAGATCAGGTAGAGGAGACGGTAGAGACGATTCGATCCATGAACCAGTCCTGAACCGGAGAGCTCAGAGTCCCTAACACGGGCTCTGAGTTTCTCTATTCGCAAGTCCAACATGCCCCATAATGAGAACCAATCTATCCGAAAGGAATACTCATGTCTGAGAACACCTCCACCACCGTTGTTGAGAACGAGAGCGAAGACGCTCCCTTCATCACGATCGACTGGACGCAGGCTGTTCCCGCGGCGAAGAAGTTCGCACGCATTGCTGCTCCCGCAGTCACCGGCATCGCGCTGGCTGTGGTGATCCGCAAGGTCGTGAAGAACGCTTCGAAGCAGGACGCCGACGTGGCCGATCTGACCGAGGGCGTTGACGTTCCCGAGATCGACTCGGCGGACGAGACCGAAGACTGACATATCCATCTGACAGACACTCGACCCCATGGGCCCCTAACACGGGCTCATGGGTTATCATTTCGCCAAGGAGCATCACATGATCAAGCAGACCGTGACGGCCGAGGACTTCGACGGAAACTCGCACACCCAGACGCTCTGGTTCCACCTCAACAAGACGGACGTTCTCGCCCTTCAGCGAAAGCTGCCTCGAGGAATCGAGGACACGATCGCCACGCTTGCGAACAAGAAGCGCGAGGACGTCACCGACGAGGATACGTGGACGCTGTACGATTTCTTCAAGCTTCTGATGGATTCCAGTTACGGGCGCAAGTCCGCAGACGGCCTCCACTTCGAGAAGTCTGAGGAGATCCTCCACGAGTTTCAGTCATCCATCTTCTATGACGAGTGCCTTCTCGGTCTTGTCCAGAAGGAGGAGAAGGCGATCGCGTTCTTCAACGGCATCTTCCCCAAGACGCTGATCGACCAGGCCAAGGCGGAGCACCCCGAGCTCTTCGCCGATAACTGACTATAAATCGAAAGGAACACATACATGTCCAGCAGCGTTCCGATTCGCGGTGCCCTTCCTGCGAACAGCAACCGTAAGCCCGTCGAGCGAGTTACGTCCAAACCGGCCATCGTCAAGGATCGCACGATCCAGCAGAAGGCGCGAGATGCATTTCTCGGCGATGACGTGAAGAGCGTTGGTGACTTCCTCGTCTGGGACGTGGTCGTACCGGCAGTCAAGAACACGATCTCGGACATGGTGACCACGGGCGTCAATCGTCTGCTCTTCGGGGAGAACAGGACACCTCTGAGCACCGCCAGGACGGATCACACGTCATATTCTCGAGTCTATCGGGATCGGGGTGACACCTCGTCCAGGAACCGTGGTTTTGTCAAGCCCGTGGGACAGTACGATTTCTCAAGGATCGTTATCCAGTCCCGAACCGAGGCCGAGGAGGTCCTGAACAACCTTGATCGGACGATCGAGGAGTACGACTTCGCCGCTGTCTCCGACTTCTACGACTACGTCGGTGTCAGCAAGGAATACACGGACGACCGTTGGGGCTGGCGCGATCTTCGAGGAGCCAGCATCATGCGAGTCGCCGAGGGATACGTCATCAACCTGCCTCGTCCGGAGTCATTGTGAGAAAAGAAGTCGTTAAAGCCATCTCGTGGATCATTGTCGCAGTCGTCGTTCTATCGGCGCTGTGGGTGATGTGGATCTTCCCGGGAATCATCGCCAAGATCATCATCACGGTCGCCGTAATCGCGTCTCTCCTGTCAGCACTAGTGGAGGATCTCAAGAAATGAAAAAGGTCGATTGGCTCTTCGTTCTGTTCTGGTTCTTGATCGCTTGCGCATACGGAGCGATCATTGTCGGGGCCCTGATGAACGGCTGGGTTCTGTTCCTAGTCCTCCTGGGGGTTCTGTCGGCTGTGGCTCTCGTCGGTGCAGGAGGCAAGTGATGGGGTTCAGTGCATTCTGCATCATCTCGCTCGTTCTGCTAGTCGCTCTCATGGAATGGAAGCTCCGGTGAGTACCGCGATCATCATCTTCGTCGTTCTCATCGGGATCGTCTGGGCATGCTACGATGATTTCCCCGACTGACTCGGTGGTGGACGATGTCCTCACAGCAACCGTCTCCGCCCTGGCGGTACTCAAGATCGCTGGGGCGGAGCGAGCGCTGGCATTTCAAACGCTGGCGTTCCTACATTATATGTCACCGAGGGTACGGTATTATGCGTCTATCACGAATGCGAGAGGCGCTTATCGGAATCAACCCGGATCGAACGGACTGGGTCAAGACTGTTAACGCCCTCCCAGATTCTAGAATCGTATACTTATATCACTCTTATCGCGAAAGGAACTTCATCAAATGAGTTCATCGATCCTGACCAGGGGCTTCGGAAAAGCCTCTCTGATCGCGTCCAAGCACGCCCCGGCCGTTCTCACGGCTCTGGGGGTTGCGGCTTTCACCACCAGCACCGCCCTGGCCGTCAAGGAGTCCTTCACTCTCACGGGCGAGGTGTACGACGACCTCCTCGAGATCAGCGAGCTCAAGGAGACTCCTGAGCCGTCTGAAAAGGAGGCTCAGCAGGAGCTCGCCGCCAGGCGCGCCAAGACTTACGGGCGCTTCGTTCTCAAGGTCGCCAAGCACTACCGCCCTGCTTTGATCGCGGGTGCTATCGGCACCGTGAGCGTCGTTTCAGCGCACCGTCTGTCCGCCAAGCGCATCGCGGGGCTGACCATGGCGGTTGCTGCTGCCGACGAGTCTCTGCGCAAGTACAAGAGCGCCATCGAGAAGGCGTTCGGCGCCGAGGCAGTCCAGGAGGCCTTGAGTAAGAGTCGAGAGGCGATCCTGTCCGAGGCCGTCAAGGTCGACGAGGACGGCAACGAGAGTGTCGATGACGAGAGTGTCCTCGACCAGTACGGCATGTCGCAGTACGCCGTGGTGTTCGATGAGAACGCATCTCTGTGGGAGCCGAACGAGGACTTCGACATCATGATGTTGAACGCTCAGGAGAAGTACCTGAACAACAAGCTCATGTGCGATGGATACATTCTTCTCAACGACGCGTACACTACTCTGGGTCTGCCCAAGACGTCTGCTGGAGCGGTCGTCGGATGGGTCTACAAGGGCGGTGAGGGAGACGGCTACATCTCCTTCGGGGACTTCGAGTCCTGCAATGTCCGCCACTACGACGCCGCAAGGGGTCGTGAAGTTACTGATTTCTTCCTGGACTTCAACGTCGATGGCGTGATCTGGGACAAGATCGATGAGGTTTCCGTCCGATGAATACTAAACTTGCTATTGTTGCGGCTGTCGCGCTTGGAGCTGTCTCGGGCTTCGGCCTGGGGGATTCTCTGGCGCGGCGCAATGCCGCCCAGGAGAAAGACGAGCTTCAGAGCTCCCTCGAGGCGGCGCACAAGGACGTTGAGGTTTATGCGCAGCACGCGACCGAGTCCGCCAAGACCGTCGAGAAGCTCGAGGAGAAGAGCAAGCGGCTCGAGTACGAGAACGGTCGTATGTCCTACCAGGTTCAGCAGATGAACGAGGCTAAGCGTATTCGCAAGCTCGTCGAGGAGGACTACGCCAAGAACCCCGACATCATCGATGAACCGGTCGAAATGGAGCACTCGAGCCAGGAGGCTTACGAGGCGGTTCCTGAGAGTAAGCGCATGGAGGTCAGGTACTACACCGTTGACGACGTCCTATGCGATTCGAACAACGTCGTGATCGAGGATGTCAATGGTTGGATCGGAGAGATGGGCGCCCAGAGCACTCTGGGTTATCTCACCACCTTCTACGTCTACAACACCCACAAGGACCTGCAGATGAAACTCGAGATCGTCGAGGATTCATACGAGCAGGATGTTCTTAGGAATATCGACGAATGAGAACTCTAGAGGATATTGAGAAGGAACTGCAGGACGGATGGTATTTCGACGTCCTCTACGACATTGTGGCCTCGGACCGCGAAAACGTCACCGACCTGTCCTACAGGATGCTTCTGGGTGTCCTGGACGGGGTGGAGTTCAAGGACACCCGCGGTATAGACGGCAATCGCATTCAGGACGCCCAGGAGCTTCGCGCTGATCTGATTGCCGAGAATGACCTGGATCACACATACGTGCGTCCGTTCAAGAATGTGTCCCTGCTCGAGGTGATGATCGCCATTGCCGAACGCCTCGGACAGATCACTGGCGACGATGACACGGCGTTCTGGTTCTGGGAGATGGTATCGAATCTGGTACTTGACGGAATCGACGACACCGAGTTCTGGTCGGACCCGGAGGAGTACGAAGCCGAGATTCTCGATCGTGCTGACGACGTCGTCAACATCAACTACGACAGGGACGGTCTAGGCGGTCTGTTCCTCCTCAGAGAGGGGGTGGCGCCTCGGGACATGCGAGACACTGAACTGTGGTACCAGATGCAGTACTACGCGAACGAGGTGTCCCCCTTGTAAGGAGAACACATGAGCTTTTTCAAAGTTACGGAGTACGAGGACCATAAGACCAAGGTTCGCAAAGTCCGTCCGTCATATCGCAACACGTGCCCCGACGACCTGATCATTCGTGGAGGCGCTTTCTACGCGGTATATCTGCCTGAAAAGGGTTTGTGGTCCACCGATGAATTCGATCTCGTGCATCTGGTCGACAAGACGCTTGAGACGTATTCCTCGGAGCACGGAGATCCGAAGGTGATGAAGCTCGAGGACCAGGACAGCGGACAGTACAAGTTGTTTAAGTCCTGGTTGCGCAACATGCCGGACAACCCCCGCGCTATGGACCGCAACATTCTATTCCGATCCTCTCCGAAACGCAAGGAGGACTACGCCACCAAGCGTCTATCCTATGATCCTGTCGAGGGCGACTGCAGCGCCTACGACAGACTCATGGGAACGCTCTTCGAGCCTCCCGAGAGGCAGAAGCTGGAGTGGGCCGCTGGCTCAATCCTTGCTGGCGATAGTAAGAAGATTCAGAAATTCTTCGTGCTATACGGTCGCGGCGGCGTCGGTAAGTCCACGTTCTTCCGTATTCTCAACATGCTGTTCGAGGACTACGTGGGGACATTTCAGGCGAAAGCCCTCGGACAGGCGCAGAACCGTTTCGCCCTCGAACCTCTCAAGTCGAATCCGTTGTTGGCGATCGACGATGACGGCGACTTGAGTAGGATCGAGGACAACACCCGCCTCAATCAGATCGTCTCTCACGAGAGGCAGATCATGGATGAGAAAGGCAAGGGTCTGTACGAGATCGCGTTCGACACGATGCTCTTCGTCGGCACGAACTCGCCGGTGAAGATCACGGACGCGAAATCCGGGGTTATTCGCCGTTTGATCGACGTCCGCCCTTCGGGATACCGTCTGCCCAGAAGCCAGTACGAGCTCTGCATGCAGGAGATATCCGAGACGATTCCCCATATAGCGGAGCGTTGTCTAGAGGTGTATCGCGCACTAGGCCCATGGGCATATGACGCGCACAAGCCCATTGCCATGCGAAGTAGGACCGAGCCGTTGTTTAACTTCGTTCTCGAAATGGAGGACGAACTGAATGACCCAGAAGGTATCACGCTGAAAAAAGCGTATTCGTTGTACAAGCAGTACTGCGACATGGCGAGCATCGAGCATAAGATGCCGATGTATGTATTCCGCGAATCGTTGAAGGACTTCTATGATACGTTCAAAGATCGGGATCAACGGGGCGGAATTAATCGCCGATCGGTGTACTACGGTTTCGACCATGATTCACTTAGAGACACGGACGGAATCGTTCAGGAGAAACCTGAAACGTGGCTGAAACTGGATAGTACGGACTCGTATCTTGACGATCGGTATGCGGACATGCCAGCGCAGTACGCCACCCCGGACGGCCATCCCGGAAAGCCCTGGGATGCCGTCACAAAAACTCTGAAGGAACTCGATACAAGGAGCGAGCACTTTGTCCGTCCACCGGTCAACGAAGTCGTCATCGATTTCGATCTCTCTGAAGGGGGATCCAAATCTCTTGAGCGCAATATTGCAGCCGCAGCTCAGTGGCCTCCTACATACGCTGAGCTCTCAAGAAGCGGAGGAGGTATCCACCTCCATTACGTTTACGATGGAGACACCGACAGACTCCGCAATTTCGTTGAAGACGGAATCGAGTGCAAAGTCTATCGAGGAAAGTCAGCACTCCGCAGGCGTCTCACCAAATGCGGAGGACGACCGACTCTTGCGCGACTTTCCGAAGGGGACCTCCCTTTCAAGGAAGAACCTGTGATCTCGGACACCCGCATGAAGAGCGAGAAGGCCCTGCGTCAACTGATTTTGCGCAACCTTCGCAAGGAGATACATCCCGGCACCAAGCCGAGCGTTGATTTCATTCGCAAGATCCTGGACGATGCGTATTCTTCGGACTTGTCGTACGATATCTCGGACATGCGCAACAAGGTTATGGCGTTCGCAGCATCCAGCACCCATCACGGGGCGTACTGCCTCGAGCAGGTGGCGAAGATGCACTTCCAGTCGGAGAATGACGAGGAATCCGAGAACCCTCCCGCTTCTGACGGAGACCTCATTTTCTTCGACTGCGAGGTCTTTCCCAACCTCTTCCTCCTGAACTGGAAGGTCCAGGGGAACGATAAGGTGGTCCGAATGATCAACCCGGACCCGGAGGAAGTCGAAGCGCTATGCCGGAATCGTCTTGTTGGCTTCAATAACCGGAGGTACGACAATCACATCCTCTACGCACGAATCATCGGCTATTCGAACTACGAGCTCTACAAGCTCTCGAAGAGGATCATCGAGTCCCATGTCAAGGCCGGATTCGTCGAGGCGTATAATCTCTCCTACACGGATGTTTACGACTTCGCGGCGAAGAAGCAGTCCTTGAAGAAGTGGGAGATCGAGCTCGGTCTCAAGCACGATGAGCTCGGTTTCGACTGGGACGAGCCGGTGCCCGAGGAGCACTGGGCACGCGTGAGTGAGTACTGTGATAACGACGTCATATCCACGGAGAAGGTGTTCAAACACCTCCACGAGGATTGGGTCGCACGTCAGGTTCTTGCCAAGGTGGCCGGGCTTACGCCGAATCACTCGACTAACGCCCTTACAACCCGAATCATTTTCGGCACGGAGAAGCATCCGCAGCTGGTCTACACGGACTTGAGCGAGATGTTCCCCGGATACAAGTACGAATACGGCAAGTCCACGTACAAGGGCGTGGAAGTCGGCGAAGGAGGTTACGTCTATGCTGAGCCTGGTATTTATCGTGATGTTGCTCTTCTGGATGTTGCATCACTACATCCTACGTCCATTGAGCAACTCAATCTGTTCGGCGAGTACACGTCGCGCTTTTCGGAGATCAAGATGGCTAGGATCGCCGTCAAACATGGCGATACGGCATCCGCTGCTAGTCTTCTTGGGGGTGCTCTTGGTCCGTACCTGGGATCGAAAGAAGAGCTCTCAGCCCTCGCATATGCTCTCAAGATCGCCATCAACAGCGTCTACGGACTCACGGCTGCCAAGTTCGACAATCCCTTTCGGGACCCCCGTAACGTCGACAACATCGTCGCGAAACGCGGGGCCCTATTCATGGTTGATCTGAAGGAGGCCGTGCAGGAGCGAGGATTGACGGTAGCACATATCAAAACCGATTCGATCAAGATCCCTAACGCGACCACCGACGACATCCAGTTCGTCATGGACTTCGGAAAGAAGTACGGGTACGACTTCGAGCATGAGGCGACATACGATCGTATGTGCCTCGTGAACGATGCGGTGTACATCGCGCATGACGAATCGGGATGGCACGCAACCGGCAAGCAATTCCAGGAGCCCTATGTCTACAAGAAGCTGTTCACCAGAGAGCCCATTGAGTTCGACGATTATATCCAGGCCAAGTCAGTCACAAGCCGGATGTATCTCGCACCCGATAGTGACGACATCGTGCCGGAGGATCTCAAATTCATTGGTCGTGTGGGAACGTTCGTTCCGGTCGTCGAAGGAGGCGGAAGACTTCTACGCGAAACGCGTAGAAAAGACGCTGACGGGCAAGACGTCATATCCTACGGAGCAGTCGCAGGCACCAAGGGATACCTCTGGATGGAGTCAGGGGACGCTCTTCTGACCGAGGCGCGGATCGACCATCGATATTATGACAAGTTGGCCGAGGATGCCCTGGATCAGATCCGAAAGTACGGTGACGAAGAGGTCTTTCGAGCCGTCTGACATTCGACGGTGGGGTCTTCATCGCGAGCTCGACAAGGCTTATAATGGAGACCCCACTATCGAAAGGAAAGACCATGAACAAGAAGCTCGTCAAGATCGCTGTTGCCGCGGTTGTCGCGGGTGCCGTCACAGGCATCTGCCAGGCCGCTTACGACGCGAAGGACAACGAGACCGATCAGGAGAAGTGACTCCGAATCCGTATCCGTGAACAACGGGTATGGATTATCGTTTTACAGAGAGGAACACATGGAAACTTTCACACGACGTCTGGATGCTGAGGAGGCGGCGATTCTGCAGGATCATGTCCTCGGTCTTCTGCCCACGACGAAGGATACGCATCTTGGCATTTTGACCACCCTTGACGAGGAAGTTCCAGAGGTCTACAGCGACTACGAGGACACTATGCTCACCGTGATGCGCAAGGAGATCTCGCGCATCACCGATTGGCTCAAGAACTACTGATAGGAGAACACACCATGGCAAACTACATTATTCGCAACGCGCGCCTTCTGTTCCGAAACTTCTCGGGGGCTCCGAACAAGTTCGGCAACACGGACCGGACGTTCTGCGTTATTCTCCCACCCGACAAGGAGCGAGCGTTCCGGGAGGAGGGCTTCAACGTCAAGACTCTCAAGCCTCGCGACGAGGAAGAGGAGCCAACGCCTTTCGTCCAGGTCAAGGTTCGTTACGGGTATCGTCCGCCCAAGGTCACTCTGATCGCCGCCGGCGCAAGATCCCCCTTGGCCGAGGACACGATCGGTCAGCTGGACTTCGCCGATATCGAGCAAGCCGACTTGAGCATTCGTCCTTACCATGGTCGGACTCGAGCGGGCATCGAGTTCTGCACGGCATACCTCGACAAGGCGTATATCACTATCGCCACTGACGAGCTCGACGCGATCTACAACCCGCCTGCTCCAGAGGAAGAGGACGAGGAGGTGCCGTTCTGATGGATCTCGAGGTCAAGCTCTTCAATCCCCGCCGCGTCATATGCTAGGCCGTCAAGATCACCGAGGAGAACTACCAGCAGGTTCGCCTATGTGTCACCATCGACTGAAAGGAACGAACCAATGCTCACTTCCGATATCCTGATCGTCCAGAAGGAGTGGCGCTGATGATCTGCAAGAAGGATGTTGAAAACGGTAGGGTTTTCTGGTCGGCGGTCACGGCCGACAGGATTATTCTGCCGAAGGGGGTGCAGTACGAGCAACTCACCTATGAGCCGACGAGCTGGTATCTCTTCGTCGCGGATGACGAGTACTGGCTCTACCCCGCAGAGGAGATCGATTGTATCACCTGCACTACCGATTCTCGAGTGGTGGTATATTCCGCGGAACAGCCCTATGTGATCTATGACAAGTCGAAGTACAAGTACGAGCTCGAGGAGGACAGTATCAAGATTTTGGAGAACTCGGATAGCGTCTCGCACCCGCCGCATTATGCCGATGGGTGGAGCAACGGCGCCGAGGTGATCGACCTCACTGAGCATCTCTCGTTCTGCGCGGGCAACGTCGTGAAGTACGTCTGCCGTGCGGGACGAAAGGACCCCGACAAGCACGTCGAGGATCTGGAGAAGGCTCGGTGGTATCTTGATCGAGAGATCGCAAGAGTAACGGGGAACTGATGCGGTACCCGTCAATCAAGAACCTAGCCGGCTACTATCGGACTCGAGCGGGGGCGGTCGTGAAAGCCGAGAAGCGGAACGGCATGTGGACCGTGCATATCGGATCTCGTGACGTCGTGATCATCAGCGACGACGCGTTCTACTCGCTGTTCTCGGGCATCGTCTGAGACAACACTCGAATCCGGGGGTCCTCTGGAGACATTGGGCCCCCGGGTTCACGCAACAGCAAACTTTTGTAGTAATACAAAGATTGGAACACACAATGACTTACGACGAGATTCTCGAGCGGGTCCAGTACTCGATATCGCAGGCCCAGCGAATGAGCTCGTATTGGTCGGCTACCATCAACACCGCTCATTTCACGCACGACGTGATCTCGAAGATGGCTCGAGACTCCATGGAGTGCAAAAACCACATTCGGGCCCTTGACAGCCTCGAGGAGGACGCTCAGAACCTTCCCCTTCTCGTGGAGGACACTGACGTTTCGGACATTCTCGCGCTCGTGTTCCAGACCAGGGACGTCTGGAGCTCTATTCGTACCACTTTGAAGAATACCCTGAGGGAGACGATCTGAGATGGACCGCATTCGCGTTATCGTCGAGTGGACTCGCATCACCGCCAGGTTCTGGAGGTTGTACGTCGATCCATGGAACGAGGACCAGACGTTCCTGCGTAATGACTATCGCGCAGCTCACGCATATCTCGAGGAGCTGAAGTCGCTCCCGGTTACTCCGGCTCTGATCACCGCCCAGGAGGAGCTCCAGACACTTCTCCACAATCTCGATTGGAAGGTCTCATGATTCTCCGCACCCGCGTCAAGGATGCTCCCGACATCGTGGACGAGATCACTGGGCCCGTTACTGTCTTGAACGGAGAGTGGTGCATCCCGGTGACGTACCCGAACATGTTCCTCGAAGGGGACATCATAGAGGACGTGGTCCACTACAGCGATAAGCGATGGACCATCACAGAGACTGAGGGCGAGATCGAAGCCGTCTGGAAGCACGACCGTACGGGAGAAGCGCGCTGATGAAGACTATCGTTTTTCACTTGACTCACACTGATCACAACGGTAACTTGCATACCGAGACTCGGCACTGGCAGGAGCGCGAGCACAGCGTTCAGAAGCTCCTGGACATCATGCTCCGAAAGCACCGCCTGCACCGCCCTCGTCTTGTGAACAAGCGGTATGAGCTCGACCGCACCGTCTACCATTACCACGCGGAGCTCTCGGATGACTGAGAGGTGGGTCGAGTCCACGTACTACGAGAACACCGAGGTGAGCGATCTCGGAAACATCCGACGAACCTCGGACAAGACTCCGCGTAAACACCCGATGCGGATTCGCAATCGCGCCACGACCGCTGAGCCCTGCGCGACGTTGCATCCTATCGGTGTTAAGACTCCCGCTGGGGGCAAAGCCTGGCGCACCGTACCCCTTCGACGAATCGTATGGGAGACATTCCACGACGAGAAGCTTCCGCGTGGCAAGTTCGTCAAATCCTTGAACGGGGATGTCGAGGACTGCCGTCTGTCGAATCTCTTCGTCACGTCGCCCCACGAAGTCAAGCGGGCCAAACTCGACCCGTGGACCATGACCGAGGACTACCGGCAATGCTATGAGTGGTTCACCCATTGCGTGAGTCTTGAAGGGGTGGTCCGTAAGATCTCTGACGGGTTCAGATACAAGTGGGGAGCCACGGGTCAGAGTCGAAGGTCTCCTTATGTCACTCTGACCAGGGAAAGAAAACGGTTCCACGTCGGTGTTGCCAGACTCATGGCGGACGCCTGGATCCGTCCGCTGGAAGAAGGGGAGCGTGTTGTCCTGGACGATCCCGACGCCCCCCTCACTCTTGAGAACATCAGGATCATGGATCTCAACGACGCCATGATCTACACGCGAGGCATAGGCCTTGCCAAAGCAATGGGGTACTCGGCGGCGAGTTTCGAGAAGACCCCCGAGAAGCGTAAGTACGAAGCGGCTAAGGCGATTGGAGCAGTCAGTGAGTGGGATGAATACATTTTCGGTTGACGAGTACCTGAGCGGGGGGATCGATGAGACGGTCATCGTGCACCGACCGACAGGGCGCCTGTGCTGGGACCACGTCACCTGGAGCTGGGGATGGTGCTCCGACATCGACCGGTATGTCTTGACGATCTGGGATCCGAATGGGGTCTCGGTCATCGGGACGCAGCTGTTCGAGAAGGGTAAGCATGTCTTCGAGCGATACGCCGATCCCTCAGTGATCGTGACGGCGATTTGAGCGGCCGCGTATGGGCGCCCGTGGGCGATGGGAACCGCGTCGAGGTATCGGTCGGCGGTGTCTGTCGCACTCGGAATGAGCGATACTACTACCGGACCTTCGAGAAGGACAACGGTTATCTCGTGGTCAATCTCCCCACCTTGAGCGGAAGTAGGACGTACTACCTGCACCGCGTGGTCTGGGAGGCGTTCAGAGGCCCTCTGAGCCCTGACGAGCACGTATACCACATCAACGGCGACAAGCGGGATAATCGCCTGGAGAACCTCGCCGTGCGCTCCCGTTCAGACGGCGTGCGGCAATCCTGGGCCGATCGGAAGGAGGCTTGGACGCAGATGGCTCTTGAACTGGACTCATGGGCGTGATGCTCTGGAGTCACCAGCAAGAGGCCTTGCAGAAGATGACCGACGGGTGCATCCTGAAGGGCGGAGTGGGTTCCGGGAAGTCTCTTACGGCTCTGGCGTATATCGTCGAGTCGTATGAGACACCCCGGTCCACTTCGCCCTCCGGGGCACCCGCCATGGTTTATATAATTTGCACGGCCAAGAAGAGGAACGACCGCGAATGGCATGACGAGGTTGTTCGTATGGGTCTTGAGGAGAGGGGGTACAGTGTCGTCATAGACTCCTGGAACAACATCGCCAAGTACAAGGGCGTGAGGAATGCGTTCTTCGTCTTCGACGAGGCTCGTGGAGGCGGTCAAGGGGCTTGGGGGAGGGCGTTCGTGAAGATAGCCCGCCAGAACCGCTGGATCCTCCTGAGCGCTACGCCAGGGGACGACTGGATGGACTACCTCAATGTGTTTCTCGCGCACGGGTTCTACCGCAACAAGACCGATTTCGTGGAGCAGCACGTCGAGTGGGACCGTTTCGCGAAGTACCCGAAGGTGAAACGTTGGCACAATCAGAGCAAACTCCAGGGTTTCAAGCGCCTCGTGACCGTTTCGATGCCCGATAAGCGCCACACGCGTCGAATTGTAGAGTGGGTGGATGTACCTTATGACAAAATGGCGTTCAAGGCCTTGATGAGGGACCGTTTCGACCCTTGGAAGATGGAGCCCATCGAGGATGCCGGAGCCCTGTGCTATACGGCCAGGCGAATGGTGAATGACAACGAGGCTCGTATGGAACGCGTGAGAGCCATTCTGAGGCGTTTTAAGCGAGTGATCGTATTCTACTCCTTCGACTACGAGTTAGAGCTTCTACGTGGCTTACACGGCCTCTCAGGGGTATCTGTGAGGGAGTACAACGGACACAAGCACGAATCCTTGCCGGATGGGGAGTCGTGGGCGTACTTGGTGAACTACGCCTCGGGTGCCGAGGGGTGGAATTGTGTGACGACGGACTGCATGATCTTCTTCAGTCTGTCGTATTCCTGGCGACAGACGCAGCAGTGCATGGGACGGATCGACCGCATGAACACCCCCTATACGAACTTGAGGTACTGGTTTCTCTACACGCAGAGTGACATAGATCTCGCTATCCGACGTGCTCAGGGCCGAAAGGAGGTCTTCAACGAGAAATCTTGGGCCCTTGGCCGGGCCTGAGAAGTCAAATAAGAAATGATTGCCGCCTCCCATAGCCGTTTGTTTGCTGACACCTG